CCCAAGCCGCCTGACCCGCCCGCCAACCACCACCCGGGCGAACCACACCAACCCGGACAGACCAGGAGACACCCCATGACCGCCGCCGACACCCAGCCCTGCACCCACCAGCACGCCGTGACACCCCCACGCGGATCCATGGACCACCCCGGCGACTGCACCAGGTGCGGCATCACCTACGACCAGGCGCGTGCCGAACACGCCGCCGCCGACCCGGGCGACGACACCGACACCCGGGGCGCCTGACTGCCCGTACCCGGTACCACCCCACCCCACCCAAACCGGACACCCGGTTGATCAGCACCGCGTGAAGGAGCAGCACCGATGAGCACCGCACCCGCCCTCCGACTTCTCAGCCTCGGCGCCGGAGTTCAATCCACCACCGTCCTGATGCTCGCCGCCGAGGGGCGTCTCCCGAAGCTGGACGGCGCGATCTTCTCCGACACCCAGTGGGAACCCGGCACCGTCTACGCCCACCTCGACCGCCTGGAGCGGGAGATCGCCCGGCCTGCCGGAATCCCGATCTACCGAGTCACCGAGGGCAGCATCCGCAACGACGCCCTCGACCCGGCCCACCGCTTCGCCTCGATGCCGCTGTTCATCAAGAACCAGGACGGCGGCGACGGCATGACCCGACGCCAGTGCTCGAACGAGTACAAGGTCAAGCCGATCAAGAAGAAGACCCGGCAGCTCCTCGGCTACCCGCACCCGGTCCCGGTCCCGCGCGGCGTGTACGTCGAGCAGTGGATCGGTATCAGCCGCGACGAGATCGGCCGCGCCAAGGACGCCGACGTGCTGTACATGCGCAACGCGTTCCCGCTGCTTGACCTCACGGGGGGGGCGGACGGAATGCAGGGTTGGACGCGCGACGACTGCATTCGGTACCTGCGCGCCAACGGCTTCGCGTCCACGCCGAAGAGTGCGTGCATCGGGTGCCCGTTCCACGGCAATGCCCAGTGGCGGCGGATGCGGGACGAGGCGCCTGCCGACTGGGCGGACGCGGTGGCCTTCGACGCGGAGATCCGGTCGGGCAACGCCCGGGGCAACGCCGTCGGCAAGCCGCTCCTCGGCGAGGCGTACCTCCACCGCTCCCGGCTTCCGCTGGATCAGGCGCCGATCGACCGGGTCACGGCGCACGAGTGGGCGTCCAAGCAGACCGACATCTTCGGCCAGATCGCTGATGCGGAGTTGGAGCAGGGCGACCCCGACGGCTGCTCCCCCTGGGCGTGCCGCTCCGGACAGCCCGTCACTGTCGACGATGCCGCCTGATCTCCGCGCCGCCTCGTAGCCCGCTGTTCCCGTTTCCCGGGCTTCCAGTGGCCGTCACACGCCCGCACAGGGCCGGAAGGCGGCTCGGGTGGCGCGGGACCCTCCCGAAGCCTTAGACGGGCACGCAGGGCCTCGCGACACCGCACCGCACGCCGGACCACCAACCTAGGAGCAGCACCGTGACCGACCGCCCGCTCAACACCGAAGCCGCCAACCGCACCGCGATCCTGCGAGAAGCCGCCGACGCGGTGGACGCCACCCCCTACCCCAGCGGGTTCACCGCCGCGTTCGACAAGGGCGCTCGCTGGGCTACCGCCCTGCTGCGCCAGATGCCCGACGAGGCGCAGCAGTCCAAGGCGGAGCGCCGCCGTCTCACACCGAACGAGCACAGCGCCGCCTGGCACGCCGTCGAAGGCTCGGCGGGCGAGGAAGGCGCTGACGCGGGCACGATCCTGCGCGCCGTCCTCGAACGCCTCGGTATCGACGCGCCCGACGAGTACGCGCGGCCCGTTGTCGGCGAGCAGCAGGCCGAGCGTGAGGCCTGCGGCGAAGGTCACTGCCGCTGCTACGGCACGGGCGCCGAACACGCGGACTGCGCGTGCGGATGCGACTGCCCCCGCGACGACGACGGGCAGCTCATCGACGACTGACCCCGAGACCGGCCGCCGCTGTTCGACCCAGCGGCGGCCGGCCAGCCCGATTCCATCACCCACCCAGGAGCCACACCGTGACCCAGCACCGTGCCGTCTTCACCGTCACCGTCGAGACGAAGCCCGACGGCGACTACTACTTCGACCACGACGACTTCGTCCGGCACGTCATCCCGTGGATTGAGGGCGGCCTCGATGACCGGGACGACATCCGTGGCGTGACGATCGCCGAGGCTGCTGTCTCGTCTGCGCCTGCCACCGACCGGGCCGCGCTCCGGGAACTGGTCGCCGAGGCGCTGCTCGACCACCTGTCGCGTACCGCCGACATTCGCCCCGGCCGGGCCGCCGAACTGGAGGACGAGGTCAAGTCACTCACCGAGGCCAGCCGTCGACTCCTGGAGCAGCGGCAGGAAATGGCTGCGGAGCGGTTCGCGTGGCAGGAGCGCGGCGACCGGGCAGAGGCCCGGGTACGGGAACTGGAGGCAGGCCGGGCTGCCGTGCTGGAGGAGGTCGCCGCCTGGTTCGAACAGGACGGCCGGATGGTGCTCCAGTTCTTCGGCCATCAAGTTGCCGCCGAGCTGCGCCGGATGGCCGCCGAGACGCCACGGGCCGAGACGCAGACGGATGTTCTCCGCCTGTCCGAGGAGATCTGCCCCGGCTTCCCCGACCGCTGCCCGAACCTGCGCACCATCGAGCCTGAGGTGGGCGTGCACTTGGGCGGCGTGCGGTGCGGCTGCGCTGACGAGACGCCCCCGTGCGCGAACTGCGGCAAGCCCGTCCGGCTCATCACCGGCACTCTCGCCACGTGGTGGGTTCACGACCCGGGCGGCCACACGATCTGTGATCCGCAGCAAGCGGCGACCAGTCCGCGCGCCACCCCGGCTGACCCGGCGCAGCCCGCCAAGGAGGCCGACCGTGGCTGAGCCCTTCGACATCTGCATCTGGTGCCCCGACCGGCCGCGCATCCCCAGCGGCCAGTTCAACGAGCACGTCGACCGCGCGCACCCCTCCATCTCCGACCCCCGTAACTCCACGTGCTGTTGGTCGCGCGCCGAGGTGGGCACCCCGGACGCCGTGATCCATGAGATCGCTTGCGGACGAGGACGGCACCGGTGGGGGAAGCACCGCAACCGGCACGTCCGGTGGGCGTGCCCCCGCCGCTGCGGCTGCATCCGGCACGTCCGCAAGCGAGACGGGAAGTGATCGCCGAGGCGATAGCTGCGGTCACCGCCCTCGGCTGGGCTCTCGCCGTGTGGATCGTGCTGCTCGCCGCGACGGTCACCGCAGCCGGATACACGCTCACGGTCGCCGTGTGGTGGCCGTGCAGTACCGCACGGGAGGCCGTAGCGGGTGCGCTCGCCGCCTCCCGAGCGGTCCGGGCCCTCCGCGACCACCCTGAGCCTCAGAAGCCCGCATGCGCCCGCGTAGCCCATTCGCGCCCCACATGGGCCCAACCCGACACCGAGGAAGCCGCATGACTGACCGCCACGACCCCGAACCCGACGACGAAGACCAAGGGCCCTGGTGCAGGGCCGCCGACAGGAGCACCCGATGACCGACCGCCTGACCGCGTCCACGATCAACGACACCCAACTCGACGGCCTGTACGCCGAGATCGACCGGCTCACTGCCGAACTCGACGACTACGAGCGGCGCGTCGTCACCCTCGAACACGTCGCCGCCGGAAACAAGCGGCACGTCCAACTGATCGTGCCCGACCTGGAACGCGCCGAAGCCGCCATCGAACGCGTCCGCCACCTCCACCGGCCCGTCGGCGTCGTAGCCGCAGCCGAATTCGGTGAAGCCCCCGAGTGCGCGGCCTGCCAACGCAGCTGGCCATGCCAGACCTACAACGCCGTCACCGAACCCGCCCCATCCGGCCCCGCCATCCCCGCATCCGACGACAGCGACCCCGCAGACCTGACCGGGTACATCGCACCCGACCCGCCCATCGGATGCCTCAACCTCACGGCCGGCCCCGACCCCGACGACTGGCCCTCCCGCCGGACCGGACTCCGCGACCAGCTCGCCGCCGCCCTCTACGAACGCGAACGCCCACCCCGAGAACCGCGCTGGGCCGAGGCATACCCCTGCGACCGCGAAGTCTTCGAAGCCATGGCCGACACTGCTCGCACCGTCCTCTACCGCGAATGGCCGTGGCTGCGCGCCGAAGCCGAAGACGCGGCCACCGAGACCGCCCCAGCCAACCCGCCCGGCAGTACCGCCGAGCAACTCCCCGAGGCGCTGCTCGCCCTCATCCGCGACCGCCTACCCGACTACACCTCCACCGCCTGCCAAACCGCGGATACCCTCGCCTGCACCGCCACCTACCGCCGCCATCCCCTGTACGACGAAATCCGCGAAAACGCCGAACGCCTGCACTCCCGATGCCGCCTCAACAACAGGTTCACGGGACAGCTCTGCGCCTGCGGATGCCACGGACCGGAGGAGCTGTCGTGACCGCCGTCGGCTGGGACCGCGACGACGACGGCTGCAACGGGGACTGCTGCACCAACCCCGGGCGCCGGCCGCAACGCCCCGCCAACGCGCACCGGGTCACGCTCCTCACGCCACTTCCCGCCCGCATCCGCCTGCGGCTGGCCGTCCACCGCCGTATCGACCGCGCCGGCGCATGGCTGTGCGACCACCGCTGCCCGCGGGTGGCGGAGTGGATGTGGCGGGCCTGCCGAATGCTGTGACCCGCCACTACGGGGCCGGCGGTCGTGGGATGCTGGACTCCGGCGGTGCGGCACCGCGGGTGTCGTCCGTACGGCCGCCGTGCTGGTATCGCTAACCAGGCCTCGCGCCCGCCCCTTTCCCGGGGGCGGGCGCTGCGCGTTGTCACACCCCGGGCGTACGATCGTCCCGCGTCCCCGGTTCGTCTGGCTGGCCTCCGGGACGCGCTGCTACAACACGACGCCCCCGACCGTCTCGCTCGGTCGGGGGTGTCGCTGCGTTCGGGGCTACTCCTGCGCAGCCTCATCGTGGACCAACGCGCCCCGGCTCGCGGGGAGACGGGGCGCAGGGGGTGGGCTACGTGTCGAACCGGACCCGAATAGCTACCGACTCGTACGGAATCCGCAGCGACTTGGAGACGGCGAGCCGGGTGGCGGATGCGACGTCTTCCCGGCGGTCCACCAGCGGGCCGCCGCAGCCGCCCGAGGGGACCTCGATGCTCCAGCAGACCTGACGAAGGTTGCGCTGCACGGCGTACGCAACGTAAGTGATCGTCCCATCAGGCGCGCGGCGGGTTCCGTACCGCTCATCATCGAGCAGGTACGGGAGTCGCCTGATCCTCGACTCCGCCACCCCCATCACGGTGGCCACGTCGAAGTCGTCTGCACCCTCGCTGCCCAGAAGGCCAGCCATCAGACGACGCCCGGTCTCCAGAGTCCGACGCCGCGCGTTCCAGCCGAGCCCCTGGATGTCTTCGATCAGTTCAGCGGCGATGCGTTCGGCCCGGGGTAGGTACACCGCATCCACCTCATCGGGGCGCTCTAGCGCGGCCTTGTATGCAGGCTCGGCCTCTCGCACGCCGCAGGCGTCCCGTAGCCCGGTCCAGGCAAGATACGACGCGCGCTGCCGTGGCGGGTTGCTGACTCCGGTCCTCCTGTAGCCGATTGTCCCGGCCTCGTTATGCATCGGTTGCTCGGTCCAGATGGCGCTCGTCTCGGCGTCGTAGGCCTGTGAGCGGCTGTCGAACCACTCGTCGGCGCGGCGGGTGACCTGCGGCCACCACGGTGTGCGGTGGTGCGCCCGGGATCGCTTCGCCGGGTCGTACGCCGAGCCGATATAGAGCAGCGTCCCCGCCACGTCATACAGGCGGTACACGGCAGCCGGACGGCTCGCAGTGTCGGTCTCGTTCGGTACAGTCACAGTGCACTGGCTCCAATTGGTGCTCTCAGCCCGGGCGCCCCTACAGCGCTCGGGCTTCTTTCATTCCTCGGTGGACTTCTTCTTGGGCCGGGGGTTGTCTGACGGAGGTCGGTGCGATCCGGAGCCCTTGTAGGGGCGGAACACGTCCTGCACCGTGCTCAGCTTGATGCCGAGCCGATCCGCGATCTGCCTGTAGGACAGCCCGTCACCGTCGTTCCATAGCTCCCGGATCAGCGTGCTCCGCTCGGCCGCCCACTTCTTGTTGCGCTCGACCTGCTCGGCCATGATCTGGCTCTTCGCCTTGACCCGCTGTTCTCGGTCGACGATGTCCTCGACCGCCTTCAAGGCGTCCGTCACGCGGCGCACCTCCTCGTCACTCATCCCGGCCCTTTCCTTCGGGGGGCCGCTTGCATTCATCGTAGGGGTCCCCTACAGTCGAAGGCAAGCGACACGGAGTCGCTGAACAGAACGGCCCCCGCTCCGCGCCTGGCAGCAATCGGAGTGGGGGCCGGACCCACCTCAACATCCACGAAAAGGCAGGCCCTGATGGGACACGCTACCGATCAACCCGCGCCGCAGCACAGCCCCGGCGCGCGCACCGAGCCGCTGCCCCTGGCCGGACTCGACGCCCTCGACCGCCTGGCACGCGCCTTCCTGCCGCCCGCCAGCGACATCACCGTGTACGAGACGGCCGGCCGCTACCTGATCGCAGCGTTGAACTGCCGCCGCTCCGCCGCCTTCGACGACTTCGACTCCTGCCTCACCGCGCAGGACGAGATGACCATGTGCGCCTGCCAGCTCGCCGACGCCGGCCGCCTCGACCTGATCGGGGCGACCCGGTGAGCGAGCCCCTGCCCATCCCCTGCACCGCCTGTAACGGCGCCGGATCCATCACCACCATCGACGCCCACGACGGCGTCCTCGTCTCCCAAGCCCACACCTGCAACGCGTGCGGCGGCACCGGAAGGACCACCCAGTGAACGCCCACACGGCCTACGAAGGCACCACCTGCACCAGCTGCGGCGGACAGGGCGGCTACCCCGAAACCACACCCCAACCCGACGGCGGCCACACCACCGTCTTCCGCACCTGCACCACCTGTGGCGGAAGGGGCACCCAGTGACCTGCTGCGGACAGCCCATGCAACCCCAAGGCCAGCAACTCGTCTGCGGGAAATGCGGCGCCTGGTTCCAAGGCGGTAGCCGCTGATGGGCGCCTTCTCCTGGCTCCGACCCGGCAACGACCACCAACTCGCCGCCACCCGCTACGCCGACCGCGAGTCCGCGACCGACAGCGCCGCCCGCAAAGACCGCGCCCGCCGCAGCAAGGCCGCCACCAAGGCCGACCGCAAGGGCAACGCCTGGGCCGACAAGGAACGCCGCCGCTACGGCTGACCCACCCACAAGCCGCCGGCCCCCTCGCGCCTCCGTTCCCCCACGGCCGCGAGGGGGCCGGCCTCCCACCGGAGAACCCAATGAAGCGCCTCTTCCGCCGGCCGCTCGCCCGCTACGGCTTCACCGTCTGCGCCGCGGTCGCGCTCCTCACCGCACAGCCCGGCCCATTCCTCGTCTGCGCCGCACTCGCCGCCTACGCGTGGCGCAGCCGCTAACCCGCCCCACCCGACCAGCCGCACCCGGAGGAGCAGCACCGTGAAGACGCCCAACGGCGACCGCCCCGAACTCACCACCCTGCAAAGCCGACTCGTCATCGGCGTCGCGGCCGGGTGCGCCGCGATCGCAGCGATCGGGTTCGTCGGCTCGTACGCCGCCGTACGCCGCCTCGCAGAAGCGAAGCAGTTCGGCGCGTTCGCCATGATCTTCCCGATCGGCATCGACGCTGGCATCCTCGTACTGCTCGCCCTCGACCTGCTCCTCACGTGGCTGCGCATGCCACTCGCCCTGCTGCGTCAGGTCGCATGGCTCCTCACCGCCGCCACGATCGCGTTCAACGCCGCCGCAGCATGGCCTGACCCCATCGGCACCGGCATGCACGCCGTGATCCCGGTCCTGTTCGTCGTCGTCATCGAGGCGGCGAGGCACGCGATCGGCCGCATCGCGGACATCACGGCCGGCCGCCACATGGACTCCGTCCGCGTGGTGCGGTGGTTCCTCGACCCGGTCTCTACGTTCCGCCTGTGGCGGCGCATGAGGCTGTGGGAGCTGCGCTCCTACGATCAGGTGATCGCGCTGGAGCAGTCCCGGCTCGTCGAGCGGGCCCGCCTCCGCGCCCGGTACGGACGCCGCTGGCGGAGCAAGGCGCCCGTGTCGGCCGTCCTCGCGCTGCGGCTCACCCGCCACGGGCGAGCCCTGGCCCCCGTCTCAGGCGTCCTCGACATCGAGCACCGCCCCGCCGTGCCTGAGCTGCCCCCGGCTCAGCCCTCCGTGAGCCGCGAGCCCGAGCCCGGTGAGCCCGAGCCTGTGGACTTCGAGACGACCGTGAACACGGCTCTCAGGGTCACCGCGGCTGAGCCGCGCACCGAGCTGGCCATGCCTGTCCTGCCGCCCCGGCCCGCACTGCCCGCCCTATCTGACCAGGTGATCTCACGTGAGCCCGTCTTGAGCCCGGCTGAGCCGCTCACCGTGAGCCGTACCGCGTCGAGCCTTGAGCCCGACCGTGAGCCGGACGAGCCGGAGGCTGACGAAATCGAGCAGCAGATCACCGCCCTCGCCATCCGGCTCAGGCAGGGCGAGCACCTCACCAAGACCATCGCGGCTCAAGCCCTCGGCGTGAGCCCGGCCACCGCAGGCCGACGGCTCAAGGAAGCCAAGGGCCGCATCGGAGACGGAACGGGGCAGTACCTGTGATCCTCGCCATCCTCCTCGCGTTCGCCGCATGGCTGTACTTCGGCGGCGGTCTCGCCCGGCTGCGTAACCGCTTCCGCCGTACCGGTGCGGGCGCATCCGCGGCCGCCCGCGCCCGCCAGCTGCGTACCCCCGCCGTACGGATCGCCGACCACCTCGGCATCCCCACCCGGCGCGGCCGCCAGGCCGCACGCTGGGCCGCCGGCGCGGAAGGGGAGCGGCGCACCGCCGAACGCCTCGCCCCGCTCACCCGGGAAGGCTGGACAGTCCTCCACGACCGCGCCCTGCCCACGGGCCGCGCCAACCTCGACCATCTCGCCGTCAGCCCGGACGGTGTGGTGATCGTCCCGGACACCAAGCGCTGGTCCGCACGCTGGCCGGTCACCGTCCACGACGGCCGCCTCTACCGCGGAGACCGGGACGTCACCGACCGCCTGGCGGGCCTGCGTCACGAGGCCGACACCGTCGCCCGGATCCTCGGCGTCACCGCGGTCCCGGTCGTCGTCATGGACGGTCCCCGCCTCGACGGCGCCCCACTTCGGATCGACGGCATCCGCATCATTCCCGCAGACCAGGCATGCCGTCACCTGCGCGCCATCGCCCGCAGCAGCCCCGGCCACCCGCACCCCGGCCGTCTCGCCGCCGACGCCGACCGTCGTTTCCCGCCCTACACCCGAAGGACCGCCCGATGACGCCCCCCGACGCGAACGAGAAGTTGACCCGGCGGATTTTGGGCGGCCTCGGCGTGCGCCCGGTCGGCCACCAAGCCCCGAACACCGGCGACCCCGTCCAGGCCACGGCCGCACCGGCGGTTCCGGCGCAGCGCGCGAACCGTATTCCGCCCTGGTGGGAGACCAAAAAACCCATCGCCGCCGTCCCCGCCCAAGCCTCGACCACGGCCGCCACAGATCCCGCCGCGCCCGTCCCGCCGCAGCCCGCCAGTCCGCCCCGGGACTGGCTCGACGACATCCTCGACAGCGACCCAGCGCCCACAGAGCCTGCCGAGCCGGAGGACGACGAACCCGAAGAGGCCGAACCGGGCGAAGAACCGGCGCCCGCCAAGACGCAGGCCCCGAAGCCCGACCGGAAGAAGAAGGCCAAGAAGCCGGAGAAGCCCAGGCCAGGCGCCCCCCGCAGCGCATGGGACACCCGACCGGCATCCCCCCGCCAGTCCCTCCTCGACGCCTGGGACGCAGTCCCGTACCGGCTGAAATGGCTGGCCTACCACGCGACAGCCGCCTACATGGGCTGGGAGACCGGCCTCGTCGACTACGCCACCTACGTCACCGCGTGGATCGCCGACACCGGGACGGTCGGCGTGCAGGCCTTCTTCTGGTACGGCGCCGCCACCAGCACGTTTCTGCTCTACCGGCGCACCCGCACCTGGGGCCCCGTCGCCTGGTGCGCCGCCATCCCCCTTTGCTCCACCGTCACCGGCGTACTCCTCTACGCCCCCACCAAGTAAGGACCCGTCGTGAACCTCGGCAACCCGATCAGCCTCGCGCTGGTGCTGACCGTGCTGCTCATCTTCGGCATCCCCGGCGGCGGCCAGATGAAGGCACTCGGCTGGTGGCCCACCCTCATCCTGTCGATGCTCGCCGGATCCGCATACAAGGCGGCCGGCGGCCCGTTCAAGTTCATCCCCGACCTGATCGGCAGCCTGATCGGCACCGTCAGCAAGGTGCTCCCCGGGGTGACGATGACCGCCATCGCCCTCTCGTTGGCGATCTTCATCCTGTTCAAGAAGCTCACGACCAAGCAGGTCGGGCTGCTGGGCATCGCCTTCTGGTACGTCGCTGCCGGCGCCGGAGGCCTGTGGTCGTACTTTTCCGACGCGATCGCGGGCATGGGGACGAGCCTGTCGTGACGTACTTCAACCTGCGGAAACGCACCGACGAACCCGAGCCGGAAGAAGCGGAGACGGAGCCGGAAGAGACCGCCGAGGACGAACCCGAGGAGAAGGCGCCCGCCCGGCAGTACGGGCCGCTCCTCACCGGCCTGCTCGGCCCTCCCCGCTGGCTTGCCGCCCGCTTCAGTTCAGGCGTTGCGGCCGGCGTGCACGCCGTGGCCGTGTGGGCGATCGGCTTCTACGGCGACTGGATCGCGGCCAGCGTCATCCTCGGGTGGCTGGTCGCGGTCCTCGCCTTCGTCCCGCGCGAGTTCAAGGACCGGGCATCCGGGTGGCTGGAACGGCGCGGCACCCCCGCTGAGGTCGACGAGGCGGCGGACGAGGAGACGCTCGTTGACCCGCTCGCAGTGGTGCTCTGGCGCCTCATCGTGGACGCCCCCGGCACCCACCTGAAGACCCTCACCGAGCGCCTCCAGAAGGAGTCTCAGGGGCCCCTCGACAAGGCCGCGGTGAAGGCCAAGTTGGGGGCCCTCAACATCCCCCTCCGGGGGTCCGTGCGGGATGTCGCTGGGAAGGTGAACGAGGGGGTCCACCGGGACGACCTGAAGGCGTGGCAGGAGGCCCTCCCCGACCGCTCTTCAGGGGCCGTCCCTGAGTCCCGTAGCAGCCCCGTAGCAGGCGCTGTGACCTGCGATGTAGCAGATGCTCCTACGGCCGTAGCTACACCCCTCTCGGCTTTGCGTAAGCTGCTGCCGAGAGGGGGTACGTGATGCCGTACGAGTACTGGTGCGGGCCGTGCGACGCGGTCTCGCCGGAGCGCCGAGACCGGCGGGAGGATGCCGAGGACGAGCTTGCCGAGCACCGCCGCCTCGCGCATGGAGGCCTGGCCCCCAACGGTGGCGACGGCGTGCACCGGGTGCACACGGAGTCCCGCGGGGATGGTGTCCTGCCGGCCGGGTGGGGGTGGGCGCTGCTGGTGCTGCTCGTGCTGATGTTGGCGAACTGGTGGGGGCGGTGACCGCCCACCTGCCACACTGGACTCCACGCGCCGGGTAACGCCCGGCACCCTTCGGCCTCGTCGCGCATCCCCCCGTCGCGACGAGGCCGACCCACGTTCGGAGCCGTGTGGCCGCCCGGTGTCGGCGCCGGCCGCTACGATCCGGGGCACTATCCGCCGTGTCCTTGGGGGGACGATGTCGAGTTACAGCGAAGTGCAGAAGGCTGTGCGTGTGGAGAAGTTGCGGATCTGGTTCGGATGGCTGGCCGGGAACGCGATCGCGCTGATTGTCGCGTTGGCGACGCAGCGGGTGGCGGTCGTGTCGGTGGTGACGCAGGTGCTTCTGGTGGTGGCGTTCGTCGGGTTGACGGTTGCGTTGTTTCGGATGACGGGTGCGTTGAACCGGAAGGCTGCGGCGGCGCGGCGCGGCGTTTTGGGCGACGACTACCAGTGACGTGCGGGAGGCCCCGTCCGGGAGGAATTCCGGTCGGGGCCTTCGTCATGCGGTGGGCTCAGGCGCCAGCCGTCGGGCGTTCGCCGTACACCTCGTCGTGCTTCAACAGCTCCATGTCCAGGGCCGCGTGCATGACGGCGAAGTCCTTGGACCCGTCGGCCGCCGCCTCCTCGACCTGGTCCAGCCTCTTCAACTGCATCTCGCTGGCCAGGGACCGGGCGCGCGCGGCAAAGGTGGCCGCTTCCTCGTCGGTCACCGGGCGGTCGACGGCATCGGTCACCGGTGGCTCGTCCAGCTCCGGAATCTTGAAGCCCTTCTGGTGGCCCAAGTCCACGATCAGGTAGTCCAGGTCCGGCCCTTGCAGGTGCGGGTACTCCTGCCGGATTCCCTCGACCCACTCGGGGGACGCGGTCTCGGCCTTGTCGACCAGCCACGTGATGCGGTCGAGCGGGAGCGCCAAGACCTTCCACGAGATGGACGGCACAGGCTTCCGCAGAGTCTCGGTGACCTGTTGGCGGGGCGTGGTCACGGCGGGGCTCGGCTCCCTCGACTTGCTTGCGGCTTGGAGCGAGGCGGCGGCCAGGAGGCGTGCGCGCGCCGTCTCCGTCCGCGCCTTGTAGGACGGATCTGCATGGATGTCGTTGTCGCGGGCGAGCTTGCGGACGTATGCAGCGGTCCACTCGGCGCGGCGGGCGATGTCGGTTGGGGCCGCGTCTGGCTGTCGGAGTGCTTCGAGGACGAGTTCAGTGAGCCCTTGGCGGGACTGCTTGGACTTGGCCTCGTCGCGCTTGTATCGGGCTGCTGCGGCGGCGATGGGGTCCGGGTCGTCGGAAGTCATGGGTTCAGGGTAGCGCTGTAGGGGTCCGCTGAAAAGAAGCGCACCAAATGAGCGCAACGCTATTGCGCTCAACCCCAGCGCTCCCTATGCTGATACCAGACAGCGCAACGAAGTAGCGCTGAATGTCGAGGGGGACCACATGACCGCCGCCGCACGCACCCGCCGCAACACCCTCCGCACCGCCGCACGCACCAGCCGCGCCCTCGGCTACCGCACCCTCTCCGGCATCGTGGCCGCCCTCGTCGCCGACGGCCGGCTCATCCGCACCGGAGACTTCCTCGACCGCGTCGGCGGCGGCGACCTCCCCGACGGACAGAAGGCCTGGTTCGGACGGCATGTAGCGAAGGCCTACCGCGCGGCCAACGGCGGCGACACCGTCCGCGTCTGGACGCAGCACCGCACCACCGGGAAGTGGATCCACGTGTACGCCTACGGGGTCGTCGACGAGGCGCTGTACGAGGGCCTGTTCGCCTACAAGGGCACCCGCCACCTCCTCGCCGCCGACTACGCGAGGTGCGCATAGACCAACTCCACGACGCAGCAGACGAACCAGACCCGCACCACCCGCAAGGAGACCGAGATGACCACCCTCCCGCCCGGCACCCACGTCATCTACTTCGGCACCATCCGCGACGAGTACGCCGAGTCGTACTCCGTGGAAGGCACCTGCGACTGCGGCCAGTGCACCGAACCAGAGGAGAGGTCCACCATCCGCTACCGGCTCCACGGAGAACACATCCGATACTCGCCGGACAGCCGCGAATACGAGCACGTGGGCGGCCAGACCCTCATCCACGTCGACGCGACCCACATCGCACCGTCCCCCGAGGGGCCGCAGCCGTGGCAGATCAACCAACAGATCCTGCGGGAACTGGGGACGCCCGAGCCCAACTGGATGCAACTGCAGTAAGCACCCCCGCCGCCCTCCCGCACCCGATCCGCCGTCCAGGAGAACCGCATGCGCACCTACGCCACAGCCCAGCTCATCGGCGACCGCAGTCACCAATGTGACGCCACCGCCACCTCAACCGCCCCGTCCGGCGCGCGGGCGTACGTCCTCCTCGACGGGATCGGCTCCTCCGACATCGTCCGCGACTGGACACGCGGCGCCGCCCGGCGTCTCGCCCGCACCGCAGCCAGCCACGCCGACGCAGAAGCCGGCCTGCGCGCCGTGTACGACGCCTACGCCACCGAACCGTGGCGCCAAGGCCCCTTCAACGACGACCCCAAAGCCTGCGCAGTCGTCGCAGTCACCGCACCCGGCAAACCCCTCACGATCGCCTGGTGCGGCGATGCCCGCGCCTACCTCTTGGTCCGCGGTACGGTCCAGCGGCTCACCCAGGATCACAACCTGCGGCGCGTCTACCCGCCCTGCGCCACGCACGACGGCGGCAACCGCAACGCCATCACGTCCTGCCTCGGTAACACGCAGGACGACGACGGGGCGAAGAACCGGTACGGGCATCTGGCGATTGAATCCGTCACCCGGGGTGCGGAGGACTGCCGGCTCCTCCTCGCCTCGGACGGCGCGTACGAGCCGTTGGAAGATTCGCTGTGCAACCTCGCCGACTACCTCACCGGCACCCCCGGGTATGCGGCCCGCGACTTCGTCACCGCCGCCGTCGAGCACGCCACCCTGCACGCCGACAACGCGACCGCGCTCGTCGCCGACCTCCCCGCCTGACCGCCCGACACGACAGGACAAACCACATGACCGAACTCGCCCACCGCCAGTCGTCGAACGGCCCGATCGTGTGGGTTCTCTCCACCGGCGAAGACCACGAAGGCGGCGATGTCCTCGGCGTCTACGCCGACAAGGAAGCCGCGAAGGGCATCCCGTTCGACCTCGACAACGCGTGGCAGGACGAGGAGAGCGGCGCCGTCCACGCCCACGGCGGCTGCGACTGGGTCTCCCTGGAGCCGTACCCGCTCATCACGGCCACACAGCTCGCCTGACCCCGCGCACGCCGAAGGCCCGCCCCCACCCGGGAGCGGGCCCTCACGCATATCGCCGTCAGTCCAGGTACGAGCCGTCAGCCCGCGTCTGATGCCGCGACCGCAAATGCTTGCACTGCGGACAATGCGACGCCGCAGCCCGCTTCACCACCCAACTCATCCCCGCCGTGCACAGATGCGCGAACCCGACCGTCCAGTCCTGCACCATCCGCACGATCCCCGGCTGCGTACACGTCCGGCAATCCCGACAGCCACCAGCCATCACACCCCCCAATCAGAAACGCGCACTCCCCAGTGCACAGTGCGGGGATGCTACCGCCGGCCACCGACAGTCGGGGTCTGTTCGTAAGACGAGAACCTCGAACGAGCGGGACCCCGGAGCCGCCCAGCCCCGGGGTCCCGTCCTCACAGTCGCCCCTCAGCGACGCTTCCGGCCCCGCACCTGCCGGGTGCGGGCCGCCTTACGGGCCATGACGCTGCGCTGGACGCGCGTCCGGCCCGCGTTGCTGATCCGTGCGGCCTTCGACTTCGAGGCGCCTTGCCGGCGGAGTGCACGGTACGCCGTGAAGCGTGATCGGTAGACGAATCCGGCACGGCCGCCCTTGCTGGACACCATCAGAACCGCCTCCGCGCGAACGATTCAGAGCCTCAGAACGCACCTTGACCTACGATTCAAAGGTACAAGGCTCAGGAGGCATCCACCATGGCCAACCCCAACCAAAACGCCCGCGACGGCCGGGGCCACTACATTCGCACCCTCGAAACAATCGAACGCGACGCCGAAGCCGCCCGACTGAGAGGCCTCGGCTACACGTATCCGATGATCGCCGAAATGCTCGGCTACCCCAGCCGCACCGCCGCCCGCGAAGGCGTCGAGAAAGTCCTCAAAGAGGCCGTCACCGAACCGGCCGAGCAACTCCGCACCATCGAACTCCAGCGCCTCGACGCCGAACTGGTCCGCCTCGACGACTACGAGTACGCGGCCCGACAGGTCCTGGAACGCAACCACGTCACCGTCTCCCACGGCAAAGTCATCAGCACCGTCAACCCGGACACACAGATGGAGGAACCACTCCTCGACGACGGGCCCGTCCTCCAGGCCATCGACCGCCTCGTCCGCATCGAGGACGCACGCCGACGGAATGCTGAACGACGGGCGAAGCTGCTCGGACTCGACGCCCCAACCCGCGTCGACGCGATCGTCCACGAGGTCACTCAGCAGGACATAGAACTCCAGGAGATGCTCCGCGACGCCAAGGCCAGAGTCGCCGTCCAGGAACAGGCACTGCGGGACAGCCGCGAGGCTGGCGAGGCATGACGACCGCCGCACCGGCGGCCGGATACCTCGAAGGGCTGGACGCCGAGTCCTTCGACCTCGACGCTTACCTCGCCCAGTTCGACCCGCGCCTCCTCGCCGACCCCGAAGGGCGGCGCACCCTCACCCGCCTCGACCCCCTCCTCTTCGGCCTTGTCTACCTCCGCCACCACCTCCGCGACGCCCAGGGCCACATCACGTTCGGCGACGCACACCTCGACTGGTGCCGCGCCGGCCGCCAATGGGTCCGCCCGCCGTCCGGACCGGCAGAGGAGCGGGACGCATGGATCGCCCCCCGGAACACGGGCAAGTCGACGTGGTGGTTCCTGATCCTCCCGTTGTGGGCGGCCGCGCACGGACATGTCGAGTTCGCTGCCGCGTTCGCCGCCTCCGCGACCCAGGCCGAAACCCATCTCAGTACGTTCAAGCGGGAGATCGACAACAACGCCCTCGTCCGCCGCGACTTTCCCGACCTGTGCGCGCCGGCGAAGCGGCCGTCCGGGGCATCCGTCGCGGATACGCAGAACATGTACGTCGCCAAGAGCGGGTTCATCTTCGCGGCGCGCGGTATAGACAGCTCCAGTCTTGGGATGAAGGTGGAGCAGAAACGCCCCGACCTCCTACTCTGCGACGACATTGAACCCGACGAAAGCAGCTACAGCGCCGAGTTGGCGGCGAAGCGGAAGACCACCCTGATCGACGCGATCCTCCCGCTGAACATCTACGCCCGCGTCGTGATCTGCGGGACCGTCACCATGCCCGGATCGATCATCCACCAGCTGGTCCGGGCCGCGCGCGGCATCAAGGCCGAGGACTGGATCAGCGAGGAGAGCGTCCGCGCCCACTACTCGCCGCCGATCGTGGAACGCCCGGACGGTACCGAGCGATCGATGTGGCCGGCGAAATGGCCGATCGGCTACCTGCTGGAGATCCGGCACACGCGCTCGTACGCCAAGAACATGGCGAACGACCCGCTCGCGGCCGACGGCGCGCTCTGGTCGCCGGACGACTTCCGCTACCCGGCGCCGGATGAGGGCCCGGATCCGGTCACGCACATGATGCTCAGCATCGACCCCGCGGTGACGGCGAAGAAGTCGAGCGACTTCACCGGGCTGGCGGTGGTGTCGTGGTCCGCGCAGCGCAGGCGGTGCACGGTGCATGCCGCGTGGGCGTTGCGCCTTCCGCCGGGGCCGGTGCTGCGGGAGCGGGTGCTGGCGATCCTTGACGAGTTCCCACAGATCGGGCTGATCCTGCTGGAGGTCAACCAAGGGCACGACACGTGGAAGTCGGTACTGCACGACATGCCGGTGAAGGTGAAACCGGTGTCGCAGGTGGAGCCGAAGTTCACGCGGGCCGAGGGCGTGTTGAACCACTATCAGCGCGGTCGGGTGCTGCACGCGCGGAAGCTGCCGGAGTTGGAGCAGCAGATGTGCACGTTCCCGAAGGGGCCGTTTGACGACATGGTCGACGCAACTGGGTCTGCGGTCCGGCGGTTCATCCCAGTAGCGAAGAAGCAGGCGCCGCCGAGGGCCGAGACAGCTCCGTACCTGTGACGCGAACGATTCGAAGGCCAGGCCCGCCATGCGTGCCGCTAGGTAGCCGCTTACATGGCGGTCTATCCTTCGATCCAAAGGTCACGGCTGGGAGGTCGCATTGGATGACGAGCAGGCCGATCCGCGTGCTGATCTCATGTACGGCATCGAGGAGCTGAAGGAAGCCCGCCCCGGCTACGACCAGGCGCAGGTGTACTACGACGGCAAGGTCCCCGAGGTGTTCACGAGCACCCGGCTGCGACGCGCGCTCGCAGCCTTCAACATCGACTTTGACCTCAACTTCGCCAAGACCCCCGTCAACGCAGTCTGCAACCGGCTGAAGATTGCGGCCGTCACCAGCCCCGACCCGACGACGAACACCCTCATCTCCAAGATCTGGCAGGACAACCAACTCAACCTGGAGATGCCGGACCTATTCCGTCGGGCCGGCGAGTTCGGCGACGCCTACCTGATGGTGCTCCCCGCGGAGGACGAGAAGGGCGACGTGGTCCGCGTCGAGATGTTCTACAACTCGCCGCAGACAGTCCGCGTGATCTACGACGAGGAGAACCCTCGCCGGAAGAAGTTCACGATCAAGAAGTGGTGCGACGGCCCCTACCTGCGGGCCGAGCTGCTGTACGACGACCGCACCGAACGCTGGACGACGAGCAAGAACTCGACAGGCGAGAAGCCGGCGGACTGGACGCCCTGGCCGGCTGGAGCGGAGGACCCCGATTCTTGGGTCATTGACCACGACTGGGGCGAACAGCCGGTCTTCCACTTCCGGACCGACCGCCCGTACGGGGTGCCGGAACACTACGGCGCCTACGGACCGCAGAACGCCATCACCAAACTCCAGGCCACCCACATGGGCACCGTCGACTACCAGGGCGCCCCGCAGCGCTACGCACTCACCGAAACCGCCACCACCGACACGAGCGACCTGGAGCCCGGCGACTTCGATGACGACGACTGGCCGCCCAACGACAACGGCGCCGGCCCCAGCGACTCCGGCGACGACAGCTCCCTGAAAGCCGGACCGGGCGAGATGTGGCTGCTGCGCGGCTACAAGTCGGTCGGCCAGTTCGACGCCGCGAACCCGGACGTCTTCCTCGACCCGATCAACTTCAACGTGCGGGCCATGGCACAGATCACCGACACCCCCTTGCGCATGTTCGACCCGCAGTCCAACCAGCGCTCGGGCGAGTCCTACCGCGAGGAAGACGGGCCGTTCGTCAGCAAGGTGGAGAACCGGCAGACCTCCTACGGCGCCAGCGTCCACGAGGCGTTCGTGTTCGCGCTGCGCCGCCTCGGCATCCCGGATCCAGTCGTCACCGTGGACTGGGTGCCCGCCCGCTCGGTGACGGATGCGCAGGGCTGGCAGACCGTCAAGGCGAAGATCGAGGCCGGGGTGCCGCGCCGTCAGGCCCTCATGGAGGCCGGATACCGGGCTGAGCAGGTCGACAAGTGGCTTGCCGGGGTTGATGATGCCGAGCTTCAACGGCGTATCGACATCCTCGCCTCCCTCGCCGACTCCGCACAGAAACTCGGAGCGGCAGCCACGCTCGGCGTCGTCAGCAACGACCAGGTGACCGGCCTGCTGGCGGGAGCCCTGTCGGACCTCGAAGTACTCGCGGGTGCACAGGAGGACGGCTGATGGCGTACCGCAGCGAGCACCTGGCCCGCCTCGTCCAGGAGGAACACACGGGCGCGGTTGTTGGCCTGGAAGACCAGATCGCCGCCGATTCATTCGGCGACAGCGACGCCGCGTTCGAGGCCTTGATCCGGCGAACCCTCGCCGCATGGACCCGCGCGTTCGGCGGACCCGACCAGCCGGGCGTGTCCGGTGAGGTGTTGCGCCGCATCCTGGCTGCCGTCCGCGCCGCGGTCCGCCGCATCCTCGACGACCTCGCACCCCGGTCGGCTGCCGCGCTCACGGACGCCCTGGGCGACGCGCTGGCGCTCGGCGTCGCGCAGGGAACGGCGTTCGTGCGGGCCGCCTCTGGCCAGCGCCGCGCGGTACGGGTACCGCCCGCGGGCCGCGTGCTGCTCTCGGAGGCGCGCCGCATCACCGAGCTGGTGGCGCAGCGCCGCGACCGCGCCCTGTTCCTCCTCCACCCCGACCAGGCCGGTCGCTGGACACAGCTGCTGGCCGGGCTGGGCGCCGCGCGCGCCGCGCTGCCCGCGGTCCGCGCGCACATCGCGTGGGTGGTGAACACCGCGGTCGGCCAGGGCCTGGACGCGGTCGCCCGCGCCTCGGCACCGCTGCGCCTGTGGGTGTCCGAAGCGGATGCGTGCGTGCGCTGCCTCGCCTACACCGGCCGCACCGCACCCGTCGACCAGCCGTTCCCCGGAGGGCTGTCGTGGGACCCGCGACAGCGCGCCGCCCGGGCGCCTGCCGTGGACGGCCCCCCGCTGCACGCGCACTGCCGCTGCCGCACGGTGCCCTGGGACACCGCGTGGACGACGTCCGGCACCCCGTTCCCGCTCGCGCTGCAACGGGAGGCGCACCGGTCTCTCGCCTACGGTCGCGCCCGACCGTCAGAGTCCAGGGCCGCCCGGCTGCGCGCAGTGCGGGAGCTGCTGCGCACCGAGTCCGACCTGCTGCCCGCAGTTGAAGCCCGCGCCCGCACCGCACTGCGCACCGGCCAGTTCACGACAGCCGCATAGACCACGGCGCCCGCGACGGGCCGCCGCCAACCCCCGCGATGGAGGAGAACACGATGGGCATCCACCCCAACATCGAGACAGACCGCGTCAGCGTGCCGCCCGGCACGATCCTCGGCTACCGGTCCGACGGTCGACCGATCTACCCGATCGCTGGCGGCGCCGAGGAGGACGACGGCCCGGACATTGAGGTCGAGGTCGACGATGCTCCGGACGACGAGCCCGAGCCTGAGGACGAGCCGGAGCCGGAAGGCGCGCCGAAGCCGAAGCCCCCGGCGAAGAAGGACGACAAGCCCGACGACTTCAAGCCCCCGTCCAAGGACGAGTGGGCGCGCACGCAGGCCGCGTTGAAGAAGGCCAACGATGACGCGAAGCGCCACCGGCTCCGTAACAAGGAGTTGGAGGACAAGGCGCGCGGCGACGAGACCGAACACGAGAAGGCTCTGCGCGAGGCGCGGGAAGAGGGCGAGAAGCGCTACCGCGCCCCGCTCGTGCGAACTGCCGCCCGGTCCGCGCTCGTCGAGGCCGGCGCCCTCGCGTTCCTTCAGGACGAGAAGGACCCGGAGTCGCAGGCCGCACGGGACAAGGGCGAGTCGCGACTGACGCGGATGCTGAAGCTCGTAGACATGGACGGCCTGGACATCGACGAGGACGGCTCCGTGTCCGGGCTGGAGGCCGCAGTGGCTGAGCTGACGCGGGACTACCCCGAGATGTTCGCCGCGCCGACCCGGAAGCCGAAGGCCCGGCCGACGGGCGCGCCGCGTCCGGCAGCGGTGGACAAGCCGAAGTCGACGGCGGAGATCCACGCCAACCGGATCCTCGGCAAGGCTTGACGCCCGGAGGTATATTCGTCACCAGGTGAATTGCTCCGGTGATCGGAGTAGCCCGCCGCCCTTGCTTGCGAAGGCGCCCGTGATGGGGCCCGAGCCCCAACTCGTTTCCCCATCACGCCGCCCGCAGGAGGGCCACAGTGACGCGCAACACCCTTGAGGCCTGGATTCCCGAAGAGTGGGACACGTCCAGGGTCATCCAGAGCATCACCCAGATCTCCGCCGTCGAGGCGCTCGCCGCCCGCATCCCCATGGGCTCCGACACCAAGCACGTCCCCCGCACCGCGGGCATGGACGTCGCGGTCGTCGCCAAGGGCGGCACCTACGGAGAGGACACCTCGCTCAACGACGAAGTCCTGCTCTCCGCGGTCAAGTTCGGCAAGGCAGCGCGCATCGCGGAAGAGGACATCGACGACTCGGTGGCCGACGTCATCGAAGCGAAGATGATCGGCTGGGGCAAGAGCTACGCCAAGCTCATCGACAACGCCTCCCTCGCAGTGTCCGCCGCATCCAACGGCACGACCATCCCGTTCACCAGCCTGTACCAACTGCTGAACACCACGGACGCCACCCTCAGCTACACCGGCGGCACGAACATCACCACCGCCTCCTCGCCCGGCGCACCGACCTACAGCGAGTTCAACACCGCTGTCGGCCTCGTCGAAGGCGGCGACTACTTCGACCCGAGCGTCATGATGGCCATCGCGCACCCCTCGTTCCGCAAGAGCCTGCGTGGCGTCCTGGACTCCCAGAACCGGCCCATTTTCATCGAGGGCACGGCAGGCACCCCGGACACCATCTTCAGCACTCCGATCCGGTGGAGCCTCGGCGCGAAGCTCGCCGCGACCGCCACCAGCGCCCCGACCGGCCGCTCCATCATGGCGTTCGTCAACCCCGAACTCCTACTCCTCGGCGTCCGTAGCGGCCCCGAGTCCGTGTTCATCGATGGTCGCGACGGCCTGTCCGCACTGACGGACGAGTCGATCCTCAAGATGCGCGCCCGCCGCGGCTTCGCCTACGGCCACCCCAACGGCGCGTCCATCCTCGTCGGCTGACTCTTCCTCGCGATCCCGTACCGCCCGTCGGCTCCGGGCGGTACGGCAAGCACCCGGGAGGCGAGCCATGGCAACCAGCAAGACCACCAAGAACACGGCGGCCAAGCAGTTCCCCGCCAAGGCCGGCGCACCCGACATCGAGGTCGACAAGCGGTCCGCCGACGGCTCCGACGGCACCCGGTACGTCAAGGAGTTCGTCGTACTGGCCCGCCAGTGGGGTGACTCCGACGATGAGCACACCGCGAACAAGGCGGGCGTCGTCAACGAGGCGATCCAGCGAGGCCTCCACCCGCGCGGCGACGTCTCCTTCGACGGCGCCGAGGACCAGACGGACGGCCAGTCCCTCACCTTGACGTACTCGGTGGAGACCGTGCCCGCCTCGGTCGACCACGCCCCCGAGGACACCACCACGCCCCGCGCCGTCATCGAGGGCGGCGCCTGACGTGGTCGACGCCTGGGCTACCGCGCAGCAGGTCATCAACACCACTGGGGTGTCGGTGACCGACGCTCAGCTTGCCCAGGCCCAGGACGACATCGAGATCTTCACCAACCGGATCTTCGCGGATACGCCGAGGATCCGGACGCGGGATCTCTACTGGCTGGGCCGGGCCGTCGCCCGCCAAGCAGCGTGGTTGGCGGGCCAGTTCGGGTTGGAGACGCGGCTGGATGCCACGCAGATCCAACAGGACCAGGTGTCGACCACATTGACGGGCGACGGCCTGGTCCTCGCACCCATGGCGGCCCGCGCTCTGCGCAAGGTGTCGTGGATGCGGTCCCGGACCGTGCATATCCGCTCGGCTGTGGAAGGCGCGGGCCCGATCGTCGGCAACGCCCTCTCGTACGGCTCCGATGACCACATGGTGTGGGCGCCGTACACGGGAGGCCCGTGATGCCTATTGCGATCGCCACCACCCTCATCAGCGTCCTCCGCGGTACGGCGACCGACGCGTACGGCGACGAGCGGGACGTCGACACCGCGGTCGCCACGCGCATCCCCGCCAGCCTGACTGAGCAGACCCGCCGGGTCACCACCCGCGATGACCCCACCCCTCGGATCGTCCGCTACGCCGTCGCCCGCGTGAAGGCGGGCACGGACGTCACCGACCAGGACCGGGTGCGCGACGAGCGCACCGGTGCGATCTACATCGTCGAGGCCGTGTCCTCGATGGCGAACCCCGCAGTCACCGCCGACATTCGGCTCGACCTGCGGCGCACGACCTAACCGAACACGGCCACCAAGCCCGGGGAGACCGGGCGGCCACGTACGAGACCACCTTCGGAGAGGAGGCGGCCATGGCGCGATCCGGTGTACGGATCGACCCGTCAGCACGGGCGCATGTTGATGCGGCGATCAACGACTGGATGGAAGACGTCATCGGCGGCGCCATCCTCGGTGACGCCCGCGGCTACGTGCGGAAGCGCTCCGGCCGCCTCCACGACAGCCTTCGCTCCGAGTGCCGCGACAAGGTTCTTCGGGTCGGGTCCCTCGACTGCAACTACGCGGCTGACGTCGAACTCGGTACGGCTGCGCACGTCATCACGCCACGGAACAAGAAGGCCCTGTACTGGCCGGGCGCCGATCACCCGGTGGCCCGCGTCAACCACCCCGGCACAGCGCCGAGTCCATATTTGCGGCCCGCCCTGTTCCAGCGGAGGACCGCATGAGCCTCCGCCTGCGGGCCACCCCCGAACTCGTCGCCACTGCCTGGCTGAAGACCGTCGTCGGCGACCGCGTCGCCACCACTCTCCCGAAGGACAACGCGTCGTGGGCGGCGTCCGGGTTCTGCACCCTCGTCGCAGCTGGAGGCACCCCCAATCTGTACGTACCCCTGCGGGAACCCGTCATGGGCGTCAGCTGCTGGGCGTTCAACGCCGACAGCCAGAAACCGCCGTGGAACAAATCCGCCGCCCTCGCTGAGGCCATTCAGGCTGCCTGTTACGACCATCCGGCGATCCCGCAGCGCCTCACTCTTCCGACGGGCTACCCGCGGGCACAAGTCCTGTCGGCGTACACGACGGGCGAGCACCGGCGGATCCCTGACGACCCGTCGTCGTACGCCCGCTACGACATTCCCGGCCTCGTCATCGCCTGGACGGAGGTACCCGCGTGAACCGCTACGCGATCCAGGAGCGCACCCCGCACGGGCAGCTCCTCACCTGGAACGGCCAGGTCATCGTCCACAACAGCCGGGGCGAGTTGGAGTTCCTCCTCACCGGAGACATCCGCATCGTCGACTGCCCGCGGAGCGTCCCGCCCGAGCAGACCATCGAGCTGCGCTTCCACCCGCAGTTCTCCCACCACCAGTTCCCGCTCGTGAGGAGCAACTACCGATGAGCCGCACCGTCCGGACCACCATGCAGCCAGACCGAGAGATCGAAGTCGACGACGCCGACTACCTCGACCTCCAGCGGCAGGGCCTCCTCCTCGCCGACGTCTCCAAGACCGTGACGACCCTGGCCATACCTGAGCCGACGACCACCACCAAGAAGACGTCCGGCGTGGCCGGCAGCAAGGAGAGCTGACGATATGTCTGTTACGACCACAAATCTCATTCAGGGTCCCGCGACGCTGTACTCGGGCGCGTACGGTGCCACCGAGCCCGCCGACACTGCGGTGAACACCACCCCGGCCGCGTCCGCGTGGACCGACCTCGGCGGCACCCAGGACGGCGTCAAGCTCAACGTCGACCAGACGTACAGCGAGCTGGAAGTCGACCAGATCACCCTCCGCGTCGGCTCCAGGCTGACGAAGCAGGACTTCACCATCGAGACCTCCCTCGCGGAGCCGACGCTGGAAAACCTGTCGCTCACCCTCAACGGCGGCACCGCCGCATCCGGCGCGGGCTACAAGTCGTTCGACCCCAACGTGTCGTCCAGCGCCACCCAGCCGACGTACATCGCGGTCATCCTCGACGGCTACGCCCCCAACCAGTTCCGGCGACGTGTCATCGGTCGCCGCATGCTCAACATCGACTCGGTCGACCTGGCCTACACCAAGGACAAGCAGGTCCTCATTCCCGC